GTTTCGTGTCGTTAAGCCAATGGGGACCTGGATTGTTCGACAACGGCGTTCCACGTTTCTCAGAAATTCAAAGAACTGCGAAGTATAGAGTAACAACGACAGACCAAAGAACGGGATGGAATTACTTGAGAGTAATTCACAACGTCAACGGAACAGATAGAACGACTAACTATGTCGAATGGGTCAACGACCCTGATTCGAACGCGCTTACTTCAGCGGGTAACGGATTGTCAATCTTTGGCGACGACGCGTTTTCTTACGTTAGCGGTGTCAAATATTTTACCTCACCCTCTGGTAGCATACGAACGAGAATATCAAACATTTACAAAAATGTTTATTCGAATAGCAGCACAGCTATTTCTTTCACTAATTTGAGTAATGCGGTCGCGTCGCAAATTATTCAATCAGGTTCGGGTTTGTCTTCGACGAAGATTACAATCGCAACGACGGACAGCCTTCAAACTCTTAACACAAACCTAGATAGCCAAAACGAATTATTACACGTCAGCGGAACGATTAATTTCAACAGGACTAAATCATTACCAGGGACTTATACAACAACTTATGGGTGCGGTGGAGCGATGATATTCGTTCATCCGCTCAAAACGAGTCTTACGCTAGCAACTCAAAGCACCACGAATTTGTTGGTGTGGACGCCAGTCAATACCAGCAATGCTAATACAGACGAATACTTTACTAGCGAAACCTATCGTCTGGTAAGCGGTTCATACCCGAATCAATCAGACATTACAAGCGGATCATACGCCTGGAATTCTACGATCAGCATGGATGATCAAACGAATTTCCCAACTTATGCTACAGGTCTGTTAGTTTACGACACTTATCTTTTGGCGCCCAAAGATGGTGGCGTCAATGGCGATTTTAGAAACCACAAAGAAGGTGGTAGCATAGAGTCGCCCGCAGGAAACGTTGATTATAGCGCTTTAACAAATTCTACACGTGAATATTATAGATCATTTTTAAACAACACCGTTAACGATCGTCCAAGTATACAAGTTACTTTATACGGCGACGCAATTATCGTTGGTAAAACCGGACCGAATGCTGCCTCTTTGGGCGCAAATAAAAATATATTTGTTGAAATTAGTATACCTGGCAAAACAGGTTTATTAGATTTAGGCAAGCCCTCAGCAGGGTCTGGTAACTTTAACGAAGGAGATGGTTGTTTAAGTGGAGATCTGAATCAAACTGTAGATGTCGATGGTGTTACCAATACTTGTACATTTAATGGTGCGACAGTAGATGGTACAGTTTCAGGCGCTGAATATATAATAATCAAAATTTCTGCATCCGATGAGTGGACGGGATATTTGGACAGACTGAGCATAAGCTGGAGTTAAAGTGGCCGGAAAGAGCGATACAAGCGCAACACTGTTTGCACAGAAAAAACTTTTGGGTAAGGCCCATACTTCCAATCTTAAGATAGATGGCGAAGAAGTAATCGGCTCTAATATTCAAACGTCCACCAGCTTAATTTTTGGCGAAGATATCCCTAATTCTCCCGTTCAAACTCTGTATCTAACACAAAGTGTTGGTGGCGGTCCGCCCACTATCGAATACATACAGTTCGTTTTAACTGCTCTAACAGGCACTACATACGACGCGAACGTTTCTGGCGGCGGCGCCGGTACGGATCCCGGTGAAGATTTACAAACTGCCGGACCTCACGCGTATAAATTCGTTTTACCTTCGAACTATCAATCGATAACAAACAATCCGCGCGCAGGCAATGGCGTTTTTAATAATAGCAAATTAGTACATGAGACTTTAGGACAACTTCAACTAATACCTCCTTTTTATTCTCAAACTGCGCCAAATCCTTACATCGTAAAAATATTTAAAGACGATGGTTCTGGAAATCCCGGCGATGAAATTCCGCTGTTAGATAACATCGACTGGAACGTCGATTACTACAATGGAATCTTGTTTTTACAAGATTATAGCGCGACCAAAATTCCTGCGTTCGCTCGTGCATTTGCTTATATCGGCAAAATGGCAAGCGAGGTTATTAGCTCAAGTTCGATGGGATCAGGAGGCAGCGGTAGCGGTGATCCTAACGCGACATATCTCGTACTTTCTGCAACTGGTTCTTTAAGTTCCGAAAGAGTTTTCACTGCTGGCGCAGGAATTATTACTACAGACGGCGGTGCGGGTGGTAATTACACTGTTTCGATAAATGATTCAACGGTCGCTACAATTAGTGGGTCGACTTTCACGGGTGCGACAAAACACGTTGCTGGATTGAGCGGCTCGTTGACGCAACTTGTCGATGGGACTTCTTATTTAATTGCCGGCGAAAATATAGCTATTTCGTCAGCGTCTAACGGATCTATCACGATTTCTGCTTTAGCGGGTGGAGGTTCTGGCGGTGATGCTAATGCAACTTATCTTGTACTTTCTGCGACTGGTTCGCTAAACGCAGAAAGAGTTTTTACTTCGGGCACGGGCATCATCGCGACAGATGGTGGAGCGGGTAGCAACTTTACTATATCGATAAACGATTCAGTTGTAGCTACCACGAGTGGATCAACTTTCACTGGGATAACAAAACATGTAGCCGGTTTAAGCGGATCTCTTACTAACTTGGTCGATGGCACGTCATTTTTGATAGCGGGATCTAATATCGCAATTACGACAGGTTCTAACGGTGCTGTTACGATCGACGGCCCCGTCAATATTGCACCAGCGTCCGCGCAATATATCACGTTAGCAACAGACACAACGCTTACTTCTGAAAGAGTATTGACACCTGGCACAGGCTTATTGTTAAATGACGCGGGCGCGGGTGGCTCAGTTACTTTATCAATTAATGATTCGACCGTCGCGACGATTTCTGGCTCTACATTCACGGGTACTACAAAGCACGTTTTAGGCCTTAGCGGTTCGTTAACTCAACTGGTTGATGGAACATCTTATCTAATAGCTGGACCCAACATTACGATTACTTCAGCTTCTAACGGGTCGATTACTATATCAGGTCAAGCTGGCGATATTACCGCAGTTTCAGCTGGTACAGGTTTGAGCGGTGGTGGAATATCTGGCGACATTACTTTACAGATTAATGATTCAGTCGTCGCGACGACGAGCGGTTCCACTTTTACTGGCATCGTTAATTTTAATCAAGGCTTATCAGGTTCGTTAACGCAACTCGTCGATGGCACTTCTTATCTTATTGCGGGAAGCAATATAACGATTACGTCTGCTTCGAATGGTTCGATAACAATTTCTTCTACAGGCGGTGGCGGTAGCGGAGACATAACGGCGGTCAACGCGGGCACGGGCTTGTTGGGCGGTGGCCTTTCAGGCGATGTCACTCTAAGCATTGATGATTCTATCGTAGCGACTACATCAGGGTCAACGTTTACAGGTGCCACCAATCATCTATTGGGTTTAAGTGGATCGCTTACCAGATTAACCGATGGAAGTTCTTATCTTGTTGCTGGAAACAATATTACGATTACATCGGCCTCCAATGGTTCGATTACGATATCTGGACTTGCTGGCGACATTACAGCTGTAAATGCTGGCGTGGGATTGATCGGCGGCGGTGCTTCAGGAGACGTAACCTTAGACATCAACGATTCTGTCGTTGCGACGTTGTCGGGCTCAACCTTTACGGGCGAAGTCAAATTTAATCAAGGTCTTAGTGGTTCACTTACAAAATTATCTGATGGTTCATCTTATCTAATTGCCGGTAATAACATAACGATCACGTCGGCGTCAAATGGCGCCATCACGATTGCAGGCTTAGCAGGAGACATCACGTCGGTTAACGCGGGTGTCGGTCTATTGGGTGGTGGATCTTTTGGAGATATCACACTAGACATAAACGATTCAATCGTCGCGACGACCAGTGGTTCTACATTTACAGGAGCCGTTAGATTCAATCAAGGATTAAGCGGTTCTTTAACACGACTCGCAGACGGCAGCTCTTATTTGATAGCAGGCCAGAATATAACAATTACGTCTGCTTCGAATGGCGCTATTACAATTTCAGGTCTTGCGGGTGATATAACAGCCGTTAACGCAGGAGTCGGCCTCCTCGGTGGCGGTTCTTCTGGCGATGTTGCTTTAGATATTAATGATTCAGTCGTCGCGACGACGAGCGGTTCCACTTTTACAGGAGTTGTTAATTTCGACCAAGGACTCTCAGGTTCTCTTACCAGACTAACAGACGGAAGTTCGTACTTGGTCGCGGGTTCTGGCATATCGATCGTAACCGGATCCAATGGCTCAGTAACAATCATTAACGACGGTAATGTTGGGGATATAACTGAAGTTGTTGCAGGAATAGGACTAATAGGTGGAGGTAGTTCTGGAAGCGTTACTCTAGACATCAATGACTCTGTTGTTGCAACAATTAGCGGCTCGACTTTTACAGGTGTAACAAAACACGTTGCGGGCTTGAGCGGTTCTTTAACTCAACTTACAGACGGTAGCTCTTATTTAATCGCTGGCGCTAACATTACAATTACTTCGGCGTCAAACGGTTCAATCACCATCGCTGGTTTAGCAGGCGATATAACAGCGGTTAACGCAGGAACTGGTCTGCTCGGTGGCGGATCGAGCGGCGATATTACGCTAGACATCAACGATTCTGTCGTTGCAACAGTATCAGGCTCAACTTTTGTCGGTGCAGTTAATTTCAATCAAGGACTCAGCGGTTCGCTTACGCGATTAGTCGATGGATCTTCATATCTTATCGCCGGTAGTAATATTTCTATAACTTCGGCTTCTAATGGTTCTATTACAATTTCAGGACTAGCAGGTGATATTACTGCAGTTAATGCTGGTACAGGTTTACTCGGCGGTGGCGCTTCAGGAGACGTTACACTAGACATTAACGATTCTATAGTCGCGACGCTCTCGGGTTCGACGTTTACTGGCATTGTTAACTTCAACCAAGGATTGTCAGGATCACTCACACGTTTGACAGATGGAAGTTCATACCTCCAGGCCGGTACAGGCATATCAATCGTAACAGGTTCCAACGGGTCAATAACGATCATTAACGACGGCACTGTTGGCGATATAACTGCTGTTAATGCAGGTATAGGTCTACTTGGCGGTGGAACGTCGGGTAGTATAACACTTGATATTAATGATTCTGTCGTTGCGACAATTTCCGGTTCAACCTTCGTTGGTGCCGTTAACTTTAATCAAGGACTTAGCGGCTCACTAACAAGATTACAAGATGGATCTTCTTACTTAATTGCCGGCAATAATATTGCAATAACTTCAGCGTCCAATGGCGCGATAACAATTACTGGTTTAGCAGGAGATATTACTGCAGTAAACGCGGGCGTTGGTTTAGTTGGTGGCGGAGCAAGTGGCGATGTTACTTTGGACATCAACGATTCTATAGTCGCGACTGTTTCAGGCTCAACCTTTGTTGGTACTGTTAACTTTAATCAGGGACTATCCGGATCTCTTACACACTTGACAGACGGCAGCTCATACCTCCAGGCTGGTACAGGTATATCGATAGTAACTGGTTCGAACGGTTCGATAACCATCATTAACGATGGTACTGTCGGCGATATCACAGCTGTTAACGCGGGGATAGGGCTACTGGGCGGTGGTTCATCTGGCAGCGTTACTTTAGATGTCAATGACTCTATTGTTGCTACTTTAAGCGGTTCCACATTTACAGGAATCGTTAATTTCAATCAAGGATTATCTGGTTCTCTAACGAAGCTAACTGATGGGACATCCTATCTAGTCGCAGGCACAGGTATATCGATAATTACGGGCTCCAATGGATCAATTACAATTGCTAATGACGGTACAGCAGGTGATATAACTTCGGTCGTAGCAGGCATTGGTCTCTTGGGAGGCGGATCTTCCGGTTCTGTAACGCTAGACATTAATGACTCTATTGTAGCGACAGTAAGCGGAACGACCTTTACTGGCGTTACAAAACATATCGCTGGCCTCAGCGGTTCACTAACGGCTTTAACCGATGGCTCTCCATTTATTATCGCCGGCGCAAATGTAATAATAGCAACCGGCTCTTCTGGTGCGATTACGATCTCATCGATCGGTGGCGAAGGATATTCTAAGGGTATTTTCCACGGTTCAGAAGTCAATCCATCTACATTCGACTTAAATTTTTCTTCTGCGGGAATCCTGGTCAATGGTTATAACGACGAAGACGACGTTGACGTTTATTTGAACGGTGTTTTAATGTTATTAGGTCCGAGCGGTAGCGGCGATTATACCGTTCCATCGAATACGACGATTCACTTTCATGAACTGCCACCGTCAGGAAGCCATATTACCCTACGACTATTAACTACGGCCTCATTAGGAACGGGCGGCACGCCGACGTCGCCAGCCGGCAGCAACCAACAAATTCAATTTAACAACAACGGTTCTTTTGGAGCATCGCCGAATCTAAGATTCGATTCATCAAATAACGCATTTTCTTTGACCGGCTCATTTGGAATGAAAGGTAACATTACACCTGATACAGATACTACATACGATTTAGGATCGGCAGAAAAACGCTGGGCAAACATCTACACTGGTGACTTACATTTAAGAAACGACCGTGGTAACTGGACGATAGTCGAAGAAAGAGACTTTCTTTGTGTTGTAAACAACATCACGGGTAAAAAATACAAAATGATGTTGCAACCAATCGACGATGATTTTTGAGAACGATAGTTATTCTGTCTTTTACAAAAGACGGGAGAATTATCAATGGCATTAGTTGGACATATATCTGGTAGCATACAAACTAACTCGGCGATCGGCGTTACAGGCTCCGTAGTCATCGCTGATAAACCTGCACTTACATTCCCTTCCCTCGATAGCGGAATTAAGTTTTTAGTCGACGAAGCGAGCCTTTTTAAGTCGACAGTCGTTTCTTCAGGCAGCTTAACTGTAAAGAGTAGCGCCGGTAGTCCTGTCTTTAGCGTAATAGCTTCAAGCGGCGACACGACGGTAGGCGGTACTTTAACGTCAGTAGGAGCAGCAACTTTTCAATTAGGACTTAGTGGTTCTCTTACGCAACTTGCTAACGGAACCTCTTATCTTGTCGCGGGAAGTAACATAACGATTACTTCTGCTTCTAACGGACAAGTAACTATATCTACGGCTGGCGGCGGCGATATTACGGCTGTCAACGCGGGTACAGGATTGTTGGGTGGTGGTTCAAGCGGCGACGTGACATTGTCTATCGACGACTCCATCGTCGCGACGGTGTCTGGCACGACGTTTAGAGGCACTATTCAGCCTGATGCGTCGGGACTCCGCGATCTTGGAACGACGGGGGCGAACTGGTATAGAGGCTATATCTCACAAATAAGCGGTTCACATACACAATTAATCGATGGGACGTCAGCGTTTATCGCGGGCACCGGCATGACAATCACGACGGGCTCGAACGGCGCGATTACCTTTAGTTCGACTGCTTCTGCAACGCCAGGCGGACTAAATACGCAAGTACAATTTAACGATGGTGGATCATTCGGTGGCCATGATGGATTAACTTACACCAGCGCTACACGCACATTATCCGCGCATACGTTAACCGTAACAGGAAGCGGCGGCTTAGCAGTCCTTCAGGCAGCTACGATAGGTGGATTAGCCAACCTAAATGGTGGTATAGCGGTCGACACGACAGCTTTCACAGTTGCTGATACAACGGGTAACATCTCGACGGCAGGTACTTTATTAGTCGCGCAGAGCATAACAGGTTCGTCGACTATAACGATCGGTGGTAGAGCTAATTTAAATGGTGGTATTGCTGTTGATACGACTGCATTTACTGTGGCAGATGTTACGGGCAACGTATCTACAGCAGGTACGCTTCTCGTTGCACAAAGCATAACAGGTTCATCAACTTTAACTCTAGGCGGTCAAGCCATCCTCAATGGTGGAATTATTAGCGACGCAGGCGTATTTCAAGTTGCCGATACAACAGGCAATATAACCTCAGCCGGCACGCTCTCCATTGCACAAAGCATAACAGGTTCGTCGACGTTAACGATATCCGGACAGTCATTGTTAAATGGAGGATTACAAACCCAAAATGCTTCAGTTCTCGGAACATTAGGAGTAGTTTCCAGCATTACTGGTTCTTCCACGTTAACGATGAATGGAACAGCCATATTCAATGCCGACGTTGATCTAGGAAATGCAGTAACAGACACTATTACGTTTACAGGAAGAGTCGATTCCGACGTGTTACCAATCGCAGATAGCACTTACAACCTTGGTTCAGCAACGAACCGTTGGGCTAACGTGTATACAGGCGACTTACACCTCAGAAACGATCGCGGCGACTATACCCTCATCGAAGAAGAGGATATGTTGACGATTCGTTTCAACAAGACCGGTAAACGTTACAAGTTCTTACTTGAAGCTGTTCCTCACCTCGACGAGGATCCAATCCTTAAATTCTAAAAGTGATATGAATTGCCATTGAGGAAAGGACGGCATTGCCGTCCTTTCTTTTTTAGCATCAATTTGTTTTTAATTAATACATAAAATTAGGCGCATAATCCATGGCTGTAATAACAAATAATATTTCTGGATCAAGCAGTGGTGGTTCAAGAATAGCAATAACCGGCAGCGTTATTATTTCAAACGCTGAATCTTTTCCACAAACCGGCGCTGATACGGTTTTTTTCGTATCGGGATCTGAAAGCGAAAAAACGGTATTTGGAGGTGCAGCTAAAATATCTGGTTCGTTATCGACAGATGGTAGCGTATCGTTGGGTGATTCCGCCGATGATGCTGTGACCGTAGCAGGCGATCTAACTGTCAATGGCGGTGACCTTAACACGACTTCTTCAACATTTAATCTACTTCAAAGCGCGTCGATTCTAAACATAGGAACGACTCCTGCCACGCGCGCAGTTAACCTGGGAACAGCTGATGCAATTCAGGCAGTAACGGTAGGTTCTATTTTCGGAGCTTCTTCGTTAATGCTTGAAGCAGGAACCGGTAATATGTTATTAACCGGATCTACGTCGACGTCGTATACTATTGGTGGTGAAACAGGCACAGGGACGATAACGTTAGGACGCTCAACATCTTCTAACACTATCAACATCGGTGCGGCTGGTAATAATGGTCTTCTCACGCAGACAATCAACATTGCCTCTACTGCGGGAAGAAACAATATTACAATTGGAAGCTTATCGACTAGTACAGGTTTTACGATCTTAAGATCAGGAACGGGCGGTTTCATCCTATCTGGTTCGGGTAATTTCAATTTAGCTTGTGCTCCTACTGCAGCGTATAATTTCGGTCCGACCGATGCCACTGGACCCATGGCTTTCGGACGTTCAACAAATTCGAATACTATTAACATCGGAAGCGGCGGCAACAATACTGCAAATACTCAAACTATCAATATCGGCGGTGGCACAGGTACTTCCGCTGTTTCGTTGGGCGCTACAACGGGTGCGTCTGCTTTAAATCTTCAGGCCGGTACGGGTAACGTTTCTATTACAGGAGCTGCCACGACCAACTATACAATCGGTTCTGCAACTGGGACTGGAACGATTACTGTCGGTCAGTCGACTGCTACTAACATTATTTCGATCGGATCTGCAGGTAACAACACTGCCAATACACAAACAGTATTCATTGCAAACGGATCGGGCGCATCAACAGTAACTATCGGTAGCAACGCAGCGCATACAGGAAAAACGACTATTCAAGCTGGTACAAGTTCCGGCGGCGGCGTCGTTATTGCGCAGAGTAGCGGAAGATTGGGCTTTTTTGGGCTAAGTTCGCCAGTTACGATTCAAGGCGCAACTGGCGATACTTCAATAAGTAGCGCTGGATCAACTGACACTGTTTTCAGAAATACAACTTTTACGGGTGGAGCCGGTGCAACAGCTTACACAATCGGGGATATCGTAAAAGCGCTTAAGACGTACGGTTTGATATCTACCTAAATAACTTTATTTTTGTTCCTTTTTGTTTCTTCTTTTTCTTTCAGCGATATCCATTGCTGCGCGCCCCGCGCGGGTTGTTGGATCTTGATCAGGTCTTACTCGTTTCTTTTTTGTAGGTTGCTGCTCTTCTTCCACCGACGCAGAAGCGACGTCTTCTTCAATTTTTGAAGACGAAATTTCCTGCGGTTCAGACGGGGTTTCGAGATCCTTTACGCTTTGCTCACACTTCTTTTTTAAAATTACTAATTTTTCTATTTCTTGCTGAAGAAATAACAACTCACCTTGTTTCGAAAAATACAAACGTTCAGCATCTCCGCAGGCTTGCCTTACAAAAGTTCTGACGTTTTCTAAAACGATCTCTACGAACTTAGAAATGTCGGGCGCTATTTTTTGTTGCGCAGCAAGCTGAACAACATCTGCTTGTTGCTTTTTTATGTGATTACCAATTTTTTCTGATAGATCTTTTGAACCACTCGAGTGACCCTCGAAACGTTTAATCGTTTCTACCATCTCATTAAACTGAGAAGTTTTTTCGACTATCATTTCTTGTAAAACTACAATTTTGTTAACTAGAAAATCCTTATCAGCGTTTTTGTTATCCATATGTTTTTATTAAATTAATGTCGCTTTCTTGTATGTAAATATGCAAACAAACAAAAAAGGCCCGGAGTTTCCCCCGGGCCCCGCGACTAGTCAGTCTTAGTCGCTGTCGTTATGTAGCTATCAGCCACGTGCAACAACAACGATGACGTCGTCGGCTGTGAAAGAGATCGAGCCGTCGAACGTTACGGATGTCGTTGTGATTGCGGTGAGGTCATAGCCTGGGGCCATGAGAACACCGTTGAGGAAGACGTCGACCAACTTGTGGTTTGCAGACGCGAGGGTCTGTTGACCAGCGAAGCTGAGAACGCCTGCTGCAACTTGCGATCCAGAGTAGGCTGCCTTCGAAACGTTTCCACCTGCGGAAGCGTTGTCGAGGTCGATGCGAAGCTCGTTGAGCATGCCGACGACCGTAGAAGCTTGGAAGCTTGCGTCTGGAACTTGCGCGGCTGCTGCGAAGGAAATCGCTGCGTTGCCGTTTGCTGCGAGCTTGAGGTCAGCTGCTGCGCTGATCTCAATTTCCTTGCCTGCTGCGGAAGAGAGCGAGAGGCCAGCAGCAGAAGCTGCCAACGAGCCGCTGAGGCTACCTTCAGCTGCACCCATCTTAACGCTGCTCATCCAAGCTGGGACGAGATCAGCACCGTTGAGATCAGCTGGTGAATCGCCAGCAGAGTTGTGTGCAACCTTGGCGAAGATGACTTCGCCTGCGCCGCCATCTTGACCGAGGATAAGGTCATGAGATGCTCCAGCACCCTTGCTGAGGACGAGACCGGAGTCGACCGATCCGTTGGATCCTGTTGCGAGGTAGATGAATGCATCCTTGACCTTCATGTTCTCGGTCTCGATGTAGGTGAAGGCGCCCTTGACGAGAAGGTCGCCATCAACTTGTGCGTTACCAGAGACGCGGAGGCCACCGGTGATGGAGAGGTCAGATCCGTCGAAGACGAGCTTGGACTCATCCTTGATCGATCCATCCGAATCGACGATGTAGAGGCGTTGTGCCACGTCGCTGTCGATCTTGATGGAGTTTGCAGTCACGCCACCGTTGAAGTCAGCTGCGCTAGCAACTGCGAGACCAGCAGATCCTGTGACGGAGAGGCTGTTCAACGAAGATGCGCCTTCGACAGAGAGAGCGCCTGCGAGTGCAGACGATCCGGCAACTGCGAGGGATGCGAGCGAAGAAGCACCAGCTTGGAGTGTGCTGGAGAAGGTCGCTGCGCCAGTCACTCCGAGGGTTCCACCAACCGTTGCGTTGCCGGTGATACCAGCAGAAGCGAGGGTAGATGCACCAGCCGAGAGTGTGCTGGAGAAGGTTGCTGCTCCGGTGACGCCGAGCGTGCTGCCAACGGTTGCTGGACCAGAAACAGCGAGGCCAGCAGATCCTGTGATCATGAGGCTTTGCATCGTAGATGCAGCCTTGACCGTCATGGAACCGTCGCGTTCAACTTGGAATTGTGGAGTGTTGAGGTCGTCGCCGACGTTCAATCCATTGCTTCCTGTGACGAACACGCCGTTCATGAAGTTGACTGGGTTGACAAATTGAGCGATACCGAAAACGCCGAATGTTCCACCGATGGAACCGTTACCAGAGGCGTTTAGCGAAGACACTGTCGTAGCACCGGCGGTGAGGGTGCTGGCAAATGATGCAGCGCCTGCGACGCCGAGTGTACCTTGCGTTGTCACGTTACCAGTTCCGTCTGCAACGACGAACTTGTTGGTGTCCATTGTCAAGCCACCATTGAGGGCAGTTGCACCGCTCACTGTGACGCTTGAGAGGAGGGTAGCACCAGCGGAGAGTTGACCTCCGACTGCGAGCGAACCGGTGATTCCTGCGCTGCCGTCGATGTAGACGGAGTCAGAGAAGTCAGCGAGGCCGCTTACTGCCAAGGAGCTACCGAGGACGGCTGCACCGGCGACTGCGAGAGAACCCGAGAGTCCTGCTGCACCGTCGACGTAGAGCGCGCCACCAACATCAACCAAGCCTTGGAGGTTGGATGCGCCGGCGACCGAGAGGGAGCTGTCGAGTGTAGCAGCTCCGGTCACATCGAGTGTGCCTTGGAAGTCTGCATTCGCACCGGTCATACGGACTGCTGCGTAGATGTCCGCGAGGTCTTGTGAACCGTCGAGTTCAGAATACCATGCGTCCTTACCGATGATGCGCTTCATTTGCGAGCGAAGCGCGTCGAGGTCGCCCTTTAATGTAGACTTACCAGCTAAGCCAGAGCCTGCTGCAAGTGAGTCGTCAAAAGAAAGCGAACCGCTAATTTGAGATTGTTGAATTCTTGAAATGGCCATAAATTTAATACCCCTTTTAAGTTGTTGCTTACAAGTGCAAGCAACTGATAGTAAGTATTAAAAATCGCCAAAGAATCGAAATTCAAGTCTACAAATTTCTAACCTTTTTTGTCATCCTTTTGTCATATTACGCAATAATCGTTTTACAAGCTCAGAAGTAGCTTTTTGCAATTTCGTTCAACTTTTGATCGACGTCGCGAGGGTCTCTTTCTCGAATAAACACAGGAAATCTAACTTTTCCATCCTTCGTGAGACCGTCACCAGTCTGCGGATCAGGTTGGCCTTCCATCTCGACGATTCGACCGATCCACGAATTTGGATCAACATTGATCTCGGCCTTCATCTTGTCGGTAAATCCGCCAGCGACTCGAGTCATAACTCCATTTGGCAGGACAACTTCAAAGCCTCCCCACAAGCCTTCTCGCTTCGATCCCCTGCGGCCTTCATAATGACCCACAATAATTCCTTCATATGTCGCCACAGGTTTCATCTTACGAATATTCGAAGATCTTTTAAAGAGGTATGGAGCCACCAAGTCCTTCACCATAATGCCTTCGTAACCAGCATCAGTGTCGGCCATGTATGCTTCAAGTAGCTCCTTTTCGTTGCTGACCAATCGACCTGGAACTTGAACGACGGACGAGTTTCCTACCTGTCCAACGAGTTCCTTAACAAGTTCGACTCGATCCTCGAGGTCTAGGTGATTATCTTGGTCACGCCAGTCAGAGAAGTGAAGGGCGTCGAAGACGTGGAAGATCATATTCGAATCATCCTTGCCCTTCTTGTGAGACATCACGACAGAAGCTGATTCGTTCCAGTCTGCACCCATCACTTCGCCATCGAGAACAAACTCATCCCATGGAGCCGCTTCGATCAAAGATTTGATTCGTGGAAGAGTCTCAAGGACCGTACCGTTCCGTGTGAACATCGTCACTTCGCCATTGTGCTTCACGGCAACACACCTGAGACCATCCAACTTCGGTTCGACACGAACAGGATACATGACTGGATCTTCGATGATGATACCCTTACCATCCTCATAACGAGTCGAAAGAGTTTCTGCAAGCTGCACAGAGAATCCGACGATGGCACCCGGCCATACCTTATTAACTGTCGTGGACTGAACACCACAACGAAGGTTTTTTAGAAGAATTCTCTGGCACCATTTCTGCTGTGGGCCTGTCATGTCCGTAAAAAGACTGACAACAAGATCCTTTGCAGCATTACCTGTTACAACACGCGTGGACAACTTTTCGTAGATATCCTCAAGAAAATGTTCTAGAACGAGGTCGTCGGCGCCGATTCCTTCGGCCTTGGGCATCTTGAACTTGTTGACATAATAGTTGATATAAGGATCGCCAGCTGCAATAAAGACCTTCTTGAGGAGATCATTGTTGACCTGCGACTCAAGAAGTTCTTCTTTAAAGAGACGAGAGTTGTTCGATTCGAGTTGTTCCAAGATATCGATCGTCGACATGGTCTTAATTTACCACGCTTCGGTCGCTAATGTCATGACTCTTCGACGTTTGTTTCTCTTCTTTTCTTAGATGTTTTATGAGAAAAAACTTGCGTTTCTGCAGGCTTTTCCTCTTTTTCTGGTTCTACGACAGGAAGATTCGACGATGAAACTTCTGTCTTGATTTCGTCAACTAGCACCTTTTCACCAGTGTCTTTTAAGAGAACAGGCGGATCCAGTACGACTACACCTTCTTGAGGAGAAGAAGTAATAACATTTCCAACCGCCTCAAAAAAATCGCTTTCTGAAGGCGGAGAAACTCCCATTTTTTCACACTTTTGCTGCAGCGTAACAAAAGTAGAAATCCCAGATGAACTTAGAAATTCCTTTAAGTTGGTCTTTCTTTTCTTTAACAAATCGACCAATCTAATGGGTGGAAGCTTTTTAACACTAAATTTTGACATTTTTCCTCTTTTGAATATTACTCGGTTGCCTCTAAATTATGCAGCAAGTCAGAAATTACGTTTTGGAATTGAGGCGAGGCGGCGACATGACGAATCTTTTCGTCGGTCAACTCAAGTCCCCATTCACGATCAAAGGCTTCTGCAAATTTTGTCATAACCCTCAGAATATAATTCCTGGCTGACGAATGGTTCATTACGAACCCAATTTCTGACATGATGTCGGCAATCTCGCGATAGTTGATACCATCGTCATCGAGTACCGTTGCATAACCCTTCATGTTCTTCTTGTTGTTCATGGCTTAATTCTTTGCAGCGCGTATTTTCTACTTTGAAGTTCTAGCAATCTATCGTTAAGAATGTTTTGTACGTTATTTTCGTTTTGTTGCGCTTTAACTTGTTGGTTGTCTATCGTTACTTCTAACTCACGCAATCTTCGCAAACAAGAAAAAGAAACTAGGAGATTAAAAAGAGAAACGACGAGTATGACTATATCCGAATAGATCATGTGAGTCCTTGTCCAGACGTAATCATGTTAGCTTCCTCTTCCGTAATCTGATAATCCTTCGCTTCGACATCTTCGTAAAGACCAAATCGCAATCGCAGAATTGCAGCTTCTTTTACAGAGAGATTCGACATAACATTCTTGACGATGACTAACATTTCCTTTTTCGCCAACGACTCAAATGGATCGTTGGCGAAGTTCGTATCTTCAAGTTTGTCCTCCAGAGTAGAATTGCCGTCGTCGCCAATTTGCTGTTGAAGAGAAACAATGTTCTTTCCAGACTGCATCGTTGCCTTGACAACAGTCTCCGACACGTCAATCAGTTCCGATAACTCTTCCGAGGTAGGACCATAACCTTTTAACTCTTTAAACGCGTCCGAAGCTTCAATTAGCTTCTTTTGCGCTGAAACAGCATGAGCTGGCAATCTGATAATCTTCTTACGCTTTAGGACATATTGACTAATTGCTTGCTTGATCCACCAGGTAGCATAAGTTGAAAAGCGAAAGCCTTTCTTCCAATCGAACTTATCGATTGCTTTAAGCAGGCCCAAATTCCCCTCTTGGATAAGATCCTCAAGAGGAATATTGTGCCCCTTTTGCTTCTTAGCGATATAAACGACCAATCTAAGGTTGGATTCTGTCAATTTCTGGCGTGCCTTAACTGCATCCTTACCTCCCTTTTCGTATGCTTGAAAAAGCTCCACGAGCTCATCATGCTCCAATTGCGGATAGGTTTGCAACGATCCCAAGTAGTTTGAAATCGTATTTTGCTTTGACAGATTATTCAACATCTTAGTTCTCAGTTCAATTCGGTTGTGACAGCGGTCTCAGTGGAAGTAGAGTCTAGAATATCTTCTGCGTCCGAATGAGAAACAAACTTCTTCATATATTCAACGTGAAGTTGCGCGCGCGTTTGACGAACATTTTGCTCACGCTGAAGATATGCAAGCTCGACCTCCCACAGAAGAGGATCTCGACCCATCGAAAGTAGACGGTTCCTCTCGTGCTCAAGACGATTCATTCGGTCGTGAATAGCCTCCTCAGCCATGTAACCGATGTCGTCGGTGCTAACGACCTCAGGAGCCTCGAAATCGAAATCCTTACCAAACTTCTTGTTCTTCTTCGACATTGTGTTTTTCCTATCTTTGTAATGTAAAGTCAGTGAACGTCATTGTACATGGAGCACATAACTCGCTCCAATGCTTCGCTAAGTTCCTTTAAGAAAGTTACTGAATCGAAAAATTCGAGTTGCGTAATTTTGTCACCACTCGTAAGCTTAAATCTACCGTGACTTGAGATTTGAACGCGCAATCCATCTTTAACATAGATCGACTGCCAAACCTCTCTTTTTTCCATAAGCGACACTACATTCGACATATTGATACTTTAACCTAAGGACTAAAAACTTTGCATCAGTCGATCAGCTGAATTGTACCCCACTCATCAGGCGCGATTGTGTAAATTACCTTTTTAACGCCGGCTGCGCGCATGCGACCCTGACAACCAGAGCAAGGCCGCGACAACGTCCATTCGCCAGTCGACCGCAAAACTCGAGCGACCCAAACGATAGAATCCGGAGTCAGTTTTCTAACGACTCGAGCCTCGGCATGATGAGTAGGAACTACATTCGCAGCAGCAATATTCTTTGCCGTAACAATAACCCCATCTTTTCGTAGGCCAACTGCACCCAAGCAAAAAGATCTATTGTCGAATTTTTCTGGTTTATCGCGAGCAACTTCCGCCGCCATCACCAACATTCTTCTATCGATCGACATGCTTAATAGAACTTTACCGTAGTGGTCTGCTTCTTTGCACAGTATTTAATCTAGGAGGAAATTATGAGCGTTAACGATTCATTATCGACTTCGAAAGAAGGTTTAGAGCATATCGTAAAATGGGAAGGACTAATCTTAAAAAGATATATCTGTCCTGCCGGAAAGCCAACGATAGGCGTTGGGCACGTAATTCTTCCAGGAGAAAATTACCAAGTAATTACGCGAGAACAGGCTTTCGAAATTTTAGCAAAAGACGTAGAAAGATTCGAAAGAGCTATAAAAAAACACATAACTGTTCCTTTAAATCAAAATCAATTTGATGCTCTTGTTAGTTTTATCTTTAACACGGGCGAAGGTGGCATCATTAACACAGGCGTACAACAAGCAATAAACGCAGGCGATTTTGCAAGTGTGCCTGCAAAATTAGAAGAGTGGAGTAAGTTTAGAGTTAGTGGAAAACTAAAGGTTAATCAAGGACTTCTAAATCGCAGAAAATCTGAAAGTCAACTTTTTATGAAACCTATGCAAGCTGTTAAGGTTGCTACGACCAACTGGACGAAAGATAGATTAATCGAAGCTCAAAACAAATTGTCGAAATTAGGACTTTATAAACTAAAAGTAGATGGAATTTGGGGACCTGGTACTTCTGCAGCACTTCAAAATTTTGCAAAACAAAAAGGATTAAATCTAGGTAAAAATTACGACGTTGAAATACCCAACGATGTGTACGAAAGTCTCATTAATTCATGAGGTTTTATTTGTAGATGAATAGAGGTCCTTATACCAGCCACCACCCTTCAGACTAAAACCAGCACCACCCGAAATTAGCCTCTCAAGAGACTTTTCATGACACTGTGGACAATCCTTTAGGGGTTCGTCTTTGATAGACTGCGTGGCTTCAAACTCATAACTGCAACAACTACAACGATATTCGTAAGTCATCTTAAACCTCGTTCAAACGCTAGTCGATGAAACTGAAATTATGGTAGGAAACATGACCAATTGTCCCTTTAGTTCTGGGACGCCAGGTTGCCTAGTCGTCTTTAAAGGACCCTGATGATTCACCAGGATAGACAACTGAGGATCGACCAATAGGTCTGAAAATCTTTTTTCGACGCCATCGACCCAACAAACTTGAGACACCAATTGACACACCTGAGAATAGTCGGAATGTAGCGCATCATGGGCAGTCGCATTTGGTTGGATAACCTTTACGACAGAACCATTCAACCTATTGATCGACGAAGGAACGGAAAAACCCTTAATTCCCTGATAAGAATCTCCCGTAAAGTGCCAACCATAATTGCACGCCCGGCCCAAAAGCTGTTCCAATTTTTTGTCGAGAATCCAATGTTTGCCCGGGTCTGCAACCAGCCCCGAGCTTGAAGACAATTTCTTTAGTTTGTTGTCGACATTGCTAGAGTGTTTGACCATCGAAGCGACCGTAGAAGAAATAGGCATCGGTGCAGGGTCAATCCTTCTTACGGCCCGCGCATAAACTAGATCAGCAAGTTGCGCAGTCATCAATGACGCGTCGAATAAATCTGCAAGATTTTGCTGAAGTTTTGCGCTGACATTAACTCGCACGCCGTCGATCTTTAGCGCGTCTTCCATTACGTTGAATTTAGCGACAAATCCACTCGCAGCGTATTCGACGGGAACCCAAGCAGCTTCGAATTCGCCAGCGATGACACGGTCAATAATATACTTTTCGCGATCGATTAATTTTTCCGGGAAAGTCACAAAGTTATCTTATATCGCTTAAGACAAATTGTTCATTTCAACTTTGGCTTGCGTTTTCCCATTTGGTCGTAGTTTTGACCATCACCTTGGTGATTTAATTGATAGATCGGGGATGAAGGTTCATGACCTTGATTCGTTTCTTCTTCTTCGAGTGGCGACGCGAAACCGCCGAAGCCCAACCTGTCTAAATCGTCGGAATCAACAGGTTCACCATTGCTCGCACGCCAGCGACCAGGAACATCAGCTTGTTCTTCCAAGACTTCTCTGATTAATCTTCGTAATTGCGATATGGTTAACTTCATACTGTTTAATATATATTATGCGAAGCTCCATATGCGCAATCAAGATTCTGAAACATCGTTACCAGAGGGCAAAAAAAAGAAAAATACGCTCTGGGGAAACATTCGCGCTAGGCGTGCAGCTGGCAAACCACGTCTGAAACCGGGTCAAAAAGGTTACCCTAAAACCCTAAACATCGAATCTGCTCTTAAAGAATTAATTCTTTTGTTGATACAAGAAGAAATTAAGAAGTAATAGGTTTGTCCATGATTATTGCGCACCTCGTCGTCGTAGGGACGTCCCTGTGGATATTCGTTTCGACCTTAAACATTAACATCGAGCTTTAATCTTCGATGATATCCACGATTAGATCGTCGCAGTCAGTTTTGC